CGCCGGCGATCAGCGCGGCCAAGTCGTCATAGTCGCGCAGCGTGCCGTCGGCCTCGATCGAGGTGGTCTCGATGGGCACCAGCACAAAGGCAGCGGTTGCGCCCGAGGTGAACTGCCCTGCGGTGACAACCAGAGCGTTCTTCACTGCGTAGTAGTAATACTTCAGCCCACCGCGCCCGATGTTGAACATAAAGTCGACGCCAGCCACTGCGAGGCCTCCTCAAGTGTTTGGTGATTGGTAGGCCGAGGGGCAATGGACGCTGCCGCGACTTGCCAGCCTTCCCCTGCGGGCGCATCGAGGTCGTACGACTACCCCTCGGCCAGAACGCTGAGGGTGGTGCCAGCGGTCTCTAGAGACACTCCACCCCAGCTAGCAGGAGGCTACGGCGCTTATGTCAAGTAAGCAAGAATGTCGACCCGCACCCGAGCTCGGCGTGTTCCGAGTTTGCGCCGCAAATGCCACGCATCTGCGTGCGGGTTGACCTGGCGCAGCGAGACGCGCTGCAGGTGGTCGATGCGCGGTGCGGCGATGAGGCCGTCGGCGGCCCACCGCCGGATGGTGCGCTCGGGCACCTCGGTAATGTGCGCCGCATCGGCGATCGTCATGAGTTGAATGCCGCGACCGCTCCCTGGTGCATGGCCCACATCCCAATTATGAGCAGCAGCAGGGCGAAACCCAGCGTCAGCGCATCCTTGGCCCGTTGGCTCACGCAACCCCCTTGGTCATCTCCTCGGCCAGTTCGCGCTGATGGTCAAGCTCGAGCGCCCTGGCGATGATGTCGTCACCGGCGTCAAACCAGTATCTCGATGGCCATTCTGCACCGCACGCGTCGCAGCGCATGTAGGCGGGTGCGGTCTCGTCGGCCGGCACGTAGGCGAATACCTCACCGGGGCAGTGCTGCTCGCCGTCGTCGGTCGGCCACTTCTTGGGGCATGGCCCAACGCGCAGGTTGGTGCGCATTGCCGGCAGATCGATGAGGGTGATGATCTCGGCGTCGAGCGCGCGGAGCTCGCGCAGCATGTCGGCCGCATCGACGCGCCGGCGCAGCACCGACAGGTGCGTCGCCAGCCAGGCGCCGAACACGGGCACGCTGCGAGCTCTCGGCATGGTAAGCGCCGGCCGCATCACGGTGTACCCCTGCACGCGGCGCTTGCGCCTGAGGTCACGGTCGATGAGGCGCCAGACCCACATCTCGAGCAGCGCCAGCTGGCGCTTGAGCAGCCGCGAGGCCTGCTCGACAAACAGGATCGGGAAGCTGAGGCCGGCGCGGCGGGTGGCCTCGGCCTTGCGTACCTGGCGGCGGTGCTCGAGCTCGAGGTCGTCACGGTGCGCAGCCTGGTCGCCTAATCGGCGCCTGAGCTCATTTTCACAATGCCGGCAGATTGCGAGGTTATTGGCCCGCATCGGCCTCGGGCATGTGGCACACGTGCGATCTTGCGGCATTGCCTCCCCTTATTTTCCTGAGCAGTGCTTAAACAATGTGCGGCCGTGCGCTAATCCACCCCGGTTAAATGCATGCGACCAATCACTCGGATCAATAAGCGCGCCGCAGTCATCGCATAGCAGCCAGGTGCAGGCCTGCAGTGTTTTGCAATGGAAGGTTAACCGACCGTCGGCGCAGTGCGGGCAGACCGGATAATTCCGGCTAATCTTTTTTTCGGCAACCCACGGGCGCGACCTGACAATGCCGGCATCGGCCGGGGTGTCGGGGTGGGTTTCCTTGTGTGCAGCTGGCATGGCTCTCCTCAAAACGGTGGTGGCCCATCGAGGTCACCGGTACTGACGGTGCGCGATCTGAGCAACGACGGGGCAGCAGGGAACACCCAGCCGCAGCGGTGCTCAGCCAAAACATCGACCCGCCAGCAGTACACCAAAATGCCGGCCGGCCGGCCAGCGATCTGCCAATGATCTCGGCTATGCAGCCTGAGGTGGTCGCCCTCGCGGTGCAGGTCATAGGTGCCAAGGTGAGCGATACGCGCCAGCATCTCGCCGAACACGTTGAGCGGGGTGGGGTTGACCTCGACCTCGGCGGCGCACCAGTCATCGGATAGACCGCGCAGGATCGGATCGCCACATCGCCGGCAGGCGCGGCCGCGAGCATCTCGGCTCATGCACGGACTCGACCAGGGTGTCGCTCGCCGCAGCGCCGCAGCAATCCACGCTGGTCGTACGGCTCACCACAGTCGCCGCAGATATTGGTGCCGGTGAATAGCACCGGCCACTCTTTGCTGGCGACAAAGCTGGAATTATTGCGACCGGCCAGGTCGGCGACGACGGTGAACTCATGCAGAAAGAAAACCAATTCTTTGCCGCGGCCTTCTATTTTGACCAGCGGCCGCGACAGCGACGGCCGGCCCCAGTGCACTCGCTCAGCGGTATATCCGTCGGCAGTGATGCAGGGTTGATCTTTTCGCGCACCACAGGCCGGGCAGCTTGAGCGCCAGTGTTTCGGATTCTGCATTAGGCATCGCTCCGTTGGCAGCTGTTGCAGTACCCGGCGTTGACCTCGATCTCGGCCTCAGCGGTCAACTCGCCGCAGTCGTTGCAGTGGCTGAAACCGTCAGGGATGTCGAGTGTGTCCCGGGACACGGTTGGCTTTTCGTCTGTCCCGGCGACCCGTGAGTGTGTCCCGTGTCCACCCCCCTCGTAGAGGGGTGGTTGGGTGGACACGGTCGACACATTCACTTCACCGTGTCCGGACACACTCGGGGACACACTCGGGACACGGTGAACGGTGGAGGCGCCAGAGGCATGGGTCGTATCGGAATCGGGCGCCCGGTATGGCCTCACGCTGCGGTGCAGCGTCGAGCCTCGCGGCCCGCTGGTGATCTCCATATAACCGCGGCGATGCAGCACATCGATCGCCTTGCGGATGGTCTCATCCTTGCCGGTGGTGGCGAATTTGATTGAGCGGAAGCTGCACGGCTCGGTGAGCCTCTCGAGCAGCATCGAGATTTTTTCCATAACAATTGTGGGCGCCCAGTCGGCTTGGGTGTCGGGCTGCTCTGCACGGTCGGTCAGGGTGGGCGCCGAGATCTTAATGCGCACGCTATCGGCGCTGGATTCAACCAATGCCTTGCCGGCGTATTTGCCGCCGCTCGACATTCCTCGAACAATGCCGTTTTTGTCCTTATCGACCAGCAGCTTGATGGCGCCGTCTTGGCCCTTGCCGAACGGCTCGGCGACCTCGGCGACCAGCTGGCAGCCGGTGATCATTGCGCGCTTTGCCTGCGCGCCGATGCCGCCCTTGTTGCGACCGTCGGGATTCTTGGGCACGTGATCGACGGTGATGACGCAGCTGCCGGTGTGGGCCAGCGGCCGCAGCAGCAAGGTCGCAAACAGCGTGGCGTCGGTGTTGCTGTTGAGGTCGTAGCCCAGCAGCGTCATGGCCGCGTTCACCCCGTCGAGCACGATGATGCTGTAACCGACGCCGAGCGCCTCGATGAGGTCGTTGCGCTGCAGCAGGCCGAGCGCCTCGTCGGGGTCGGCGTAGTGCACCAGGGGCAGCTTGTCGTCCTCGACTCCCAGCTGCTGCAGCCGGCGATAGATCGAGCTCGGTGAGTCCTCGAAATCTAAGATGAGCACCCGCTCGACCCTGATAAGCGCCTGCACTATTGCCAATAACGCAATCCAACTTTTGCCCGATTCCGATTCGCCGATAATGCCGTTGACCTTGCCCGAGTAGAAAAGGCACTCGCCGTCGTCGCGGCGCAATTGATTGGGTGCCGGCGTCTCGGCAAAAGCAGCCGCACGCTCGGCAATTGGTTGAGGCCACCATGAGGTGCGCTCGGGTGTTTCATCTGGTGCCGCGCCATTCTCTAGCACCGTGACCGCCGGCACGTGCAACATTGTCGGCGGCGGCGCGGTGCGAGGCTGTTTGGCGCCGGCGCTAATTCCCGAGTTGACTGTTTTGAATATCTCGGGATCGCTTAGGCCGATCTCGCGGCCGACCGTGCTGAGCAGCTGCTCGACCTCGGCCTCGGTGAGCTCGCGGCCGCCGACCAGCTGGCCGAGGTTGTACGCCGCGGTGTTGAGCGCATTGTTGCGGCCGCCCTCGGGTGTCGAGCGCAGCGCCTCGAGCTCGGCGTCGACGGCCTTCTGCACATACGTGGGGTTGGCGCCGGCGACGCTCAGCGGCGGCTGTGCGCCGTTCTGAGACGTCGACCTGGCTGCGGGTGCGCCCGTCTTATCGGCGTGCCAGTAGTCGCTCAGCGCCTTACGTGGTGGCGGCGCGGTGGTGTTTTCCGGCATGGGGGCAGCTGCCGATCTCAGGTGCCTGGTATGGCTGGCTGGTTGGGGGGTGCGGCGGCGGCGGGGTTGCCTCGATAGATGTGGTCGACCTCAACGACGCACGCCGCCGTGTGCCCGGTGCGCTTGGCGTGGCGCCGCGCAGCGTCGGTGGTCTGCCGAGCGGAGCGCCAAGCGCAGTCGAAACATTCGGAGCGGTAGTCAGGCCTGGCCACGCGCCCACCTCCCGAGCTCGAGCGGCCGCAGCCAGCGGTATCTGATCTGACGCGGCGGGCCCTGCCAGCTGAGCTCGTCGGGCACCTCATGCGCATGCAGCGCCACCACCGACGGCGGTGCGATCACATAGCCGCCGAGGCCCTTGAAATCGACGCCGGCGTGCCCGCTGTTGGGGTCGCCCGGATCGGTGGTCATGCCGCTCGCCGGCACATAGAAGTGCAGGCCGGCCGGCCGGCGGGTGGTGGCAGATCCAACGACGTCGAGCTCGAGGCCATCCTCGAGCATCTGCACCCAGGTGCGGACGCCGGCGGGATCGACGTCGATGACATCGACCAGGTGCCCGGTGGCAATGCCGACGTTGAACTCGCGGCCGCTGTAGGCCCACCAGCTGGCGATGACCTCGGGGTCGGTGGTGGCGTCGAGGAATCCGTTGGGTGTCGCCGGCCGTTTGTCGAGTGGCAGGCAGGGGAAGACTCGCAGGCCTTGCTGGGCGTACCACAGTGCCGCACTCACCATTGGCGGGGGTGGTACGCGCTCTCGCTGTTGCGCCTGGTCGAGCAGCTGCTCGAGCTCGGCCACCTTGGGCCAATTGCCGAGGCTCATGGCCAGCTGCAGGGCTGGCTCGAGATCGGCCACCGTTGGCGCGGTCATCGCTGCCTCGGTGGCCTGGTGATCGGGTCGGCGCCGAGCTCCTCGACGGTGGCGCCGTGAGCTCGAGCGACGCCATAGACGAACGTCAACCGCTCTGCGATGCGGCGCTCATCGTAGAGGCAGCCGCGGGCCCACTCCTCAGCACTCTCGCGCCGGCGTCTTTCATCCTCAGCAATCACCTGAGCGATGCGCTGCCGCTCCTGCGCGCGGCGGTATGACGTCTCCTTGAGCACGACGTAACCGTTGGCCTTGGCCAACGCGAGCGCCTCATCCCACGTCATGACGCCGGCGCCCAGACGGTGATGGTCTCCTCGATGATCGCCACCTCGTGACCCTTGGCACGCGCGTGATCCTTAGCGACCTTGAGGGTGCGCTTGCTGTAGGTCCACGTGCGGCCGCAGCCGTCGGTTTCGCACCGGGCTCGCAGCCTCATCGTGAGCCGCTGCTGCACCTCGATTTCGTGCACTTTCGTCACTGCTGTCACTTCTGTCCTCCCCCTGAGGTCGACAACACCGCTCGTGCTCGGGGGTTTTACGAGCGGTGTTGTCTGTTCTGATACGGGCCAGCGGCTACGCCATTGGGTCGCAGCCGCCCCAATGGCCCGGGCCTCTTGTGCATGCCATGGTCTTGGGCACCTTCTTGTCGCCCCAGAATCCCGGCACTCTGACCTCGACAATCACCGGCTTGCCGCACTTCTTGGGTGCGCCAAACAGGTCATCGAGCCAACCCATTACGACCCCGGCTCGACGTCCGGCCTCGCCTTGTAATGGTCCTCGCCGACCGTGACGCCGGGGTCGTTGAGGAGGCCGCGCACGACCTCAGCGGTGGCCTTGGCGTCTGCGATCGCTCGGCACATGGGGGTCGCCGGCAACCTTCCCGACAGATGAGAGGCTCGCACCCGCGCCCAATACTCGGCCGAGGTCGGCAGTCGCAGCTGTTCAATGTTGTCGGCCTGCCAGGCCTCAAACTGATCGATGGCCTCCTCGATCGCCGCGAGGTGTTCCGGCGGTGAGCCGGCTGCCTCGCACAGCACGCCGTACATGAGGATGTGGCCGACGCTCAGCGAGTCACGAGCTCGCAGCACGAACACCGGTTCGTCCTCGCCGATGCTGCCGTACTCGAACATGACGCGGCCGTACTTGTTGTCGATGCCCATTAGCCGCGCCTCGCTTTCAGCTGGTTGCGGTGCGCCTCAGCCAGTGCGCTCGCCGGTGCCGGCAACGGCCCCGGCTCATCCTCGACTGCCGGCACTGGCGTGTGCCCAGCTGGCTGCCGAGGTTTGCGCGGTGTCGAGGAGCGAGTCGCCTTGGGCAGGCAGTCGTGGTCGACCTTGACCCCGACCAGGGTGGCGGTCAACCTGACCTCCTTGCCGGCAGCACCGGTGAGGCTGCCGTCTGGCTGCTCGGCCCTGAGCGCGAGCTCGGCCATGATCGGCTTATCGCACGACGGGCAGGTCATGACCTGCTGACGCACCGAGGTGGCCAGGGTGCCCACCGTGCTCACCATGGTCGCTGCGCTTGGGGTGCTGCTTGCTGCGCCGGCTGAGGCCATTGCTGCTGCGGTGGCTGTTGCTGAGGCGCCTGCTGTGCCGGCTGCTGTTGCGGCTGGCCCTGGTCGTACGCCGGCTGGCCCTGGTAGGGCTGGCCCTGCTGTGCCGGCTGTGCCTGTGGGTATTGCTGCTGCGGCGCCTGCTGAGGCTGCTGTTGCGGTGGGCCCTGGTATACCGGCTGCGCCTGCTGAACCGGCTGTGATGGGCCCAGCGGCCGATGTCCGTTGGCCTCAAACGCCTTGGCTTGAGCGATGTCGGCGTCGGTGGCCTCGAACAGAATCCACGGCGATTTGCCCGTCTGGCTGAGGTCTTGACCGAGCCGGCCGAGCACCTTGCCGCCCAATGTGTCGCGCAGCTGCGTCACCAGGTAGTACGGGAAGATAGCGACGTCGCGCAGTTGTTCCCCGGTGTCGACAACCATGATGTCGGCCCGCACCACGTCGCGCTCGCCGTAACGGGTCTGCTTGCCAGCCTCATAGCTCCGAGGCCAAATGATCAATAGGCGCCCGTTGTACCGCGGCCAGTCAAAGCCCGGTTTCGGCGGTGGCGCCACTGGCTTGCCTGGCTTGGCGTAATCGTCTGACATTGTTCTCCCAATTCGTTTAGACGTTTTGATTTGATGCGGGGTTACCCGCTGACGACGGTGAGCATGGGCCCTGCGGCCTCGAGCGTGAGCTCGCCGAGTCGCTCCTTGACTCGCTCGGTCATCGCCTCGGTCCAAAGATGCGCGGCCGCTTGCCATATCTGGTCGAGCGCCTCTGGTGAGGGTGCGGCGCCGATCGCTGTGATGATCGCCGCCAAGGTTTCAGGTGTCACCTCCTCTGCAGATGGCAGCACCGGGGCATTGGGCGAGATGTGCGGGCGCACGGTGACCTTGCGGTTGCGCTCGCTGCGTACCCGCTGGCACGTGAGGACGCCCTCCCAGCCCTCGGTGAGGTTGACGTCGATGAGCTCGCAGATACCGGTGCGAGCGTCGAGCTTGATGACGGTGCCCCACTCCTGGTCGATTGGGTGGTCGAGCCAGCGCCGACCGGTCGCGTCATCGTAGAACTGACTGCGGCTGTAGATGGCCAGCTGCCGGGCAATCTTCTCGGGGTCGTAATCGACGTTGCCCGTCTTGACATCGCCGATAACGATTCGGTCTCGCTCATCGAGTAGCACCCGATCGGGGGTGCCGCCGACGCCGAGCTCATCGCACACCATGAACCGCTCGATATGAATCGAGCGGAGCTCAGCAGTCGCCGCCATGTAGTTGCGCAGGTGCTGGTGGTACCGCTCGGGCACCTCGCGCGGGTCGACGTCGAGGCCGCGGTCAAGGCGCTCGCTGAACGCGTGCAACGCATCGCCGATGTTGGCCTTGGCACCCGAGCGCGCGATGTTGGTGAGCTCGCGCGTCAGCTTGTTGTACTTTTCTCGCCACTCGACGTACCCGTCATGGGCCTCGAACTTGTCGGGCTGCGGACCCAGGCCGGCGGCGCTGAGCACCACATCCTCAGCCATCACCGCGCCGCGCAGCACCTGGCGCAGCTTCCACAGCACCAGCTGATATTCGTCGTCGATGACGTCGATGAATTTGGTGCAGCGGGTGTATGAGCGCTTGGCCTCATCGTTGGCCTGCTCGGCCTCGGCGGTGCCACTCAGGTCGGGCTGGAAGCCGGGCAGCCACACGCGCGGACGTCCGTATCGGTCCCGCTTTGGCTTGCGCGGGATGGTGATGTAGTCAAGTCCGTCAATGCGTTGCACCGCTGGCGCCTTCCCCTAGTTGGCTTGGTCATCCTGCACCTCGGCGCTGACATTTTGCGAGGCGACACGCTCACACTGACGGCACAGCTGCAGCGCTTTGACGTGTTCGGACTCTGCCCAGCTGCCGGTGCCCATCCAATAGCCGAACCAACTAGGTGTGCGTCCGCACAGCGCCGGCGTGTGCGAGTTAGGCCCCTGACCGTACTCGGGCAGCAGGTGCGCTCGCTGCGCCTGCTTGCTGGTGTAAACCCGAATCATTGGCCGGTGACACGCTGAGCTCGCCGGCGCAGCCACGAGGCCGCCCAGGTCTTCCACTGCTGCGTGCCGGCAACCTTCTCGGCCTCGAGCTCGGCGGCCGCCAGGTTGAGCGCCTCGGCGTGAATGCGCGGCACCGCGGCCCTCGGGATCATCGGCACGATGCGGTCGCTGTCCGGTGGCCGGTAGTACAGGCTGACGCCGGTGTCGATGTCGGGCTGCTCGAGCAGTGCCTGCTCGAGCAGTTGCACCTGCAGGCGCAGCGCCCGTATCTCGGCAAGCAATTCGCCGACCAGTTTTCGATCGGCGATTTCATTGAGACTTTGCTCGAGCTCCTCGAGCCTGGCCTGGCTAATCATTGGGGTGATCCCCTTTCACGGAATCGGACTCGGTACACATCGCGGCTCGTGTCGTAATACATCGAGACGCGATAGGCCGGGTGGTACTTGTGGAGCGCGCCGGCGAGCTCGGTTTCGCATAGGGTCTGCCCGCCCCACTGGCGTACCACCTCACCGGGTGCGTCAAACGGCACGAGATGCGGCCGCGCGATCACCTCATACGCCCAGCGCTCGCGGTCATTGGCCTTGCGCTGCCAGGCCTCGATGTCATTGAGCGCGCCGACGATCTGGCGGTCATCGGCCAGGTGCTCATCGAGCTCGGGTAACGCCGGCCAGGGTGGCCCGCTCCAACCTCCGATGAGGGAGGCCGACGGAGGTACATAGCCAGGCTCGAGCCCGCTGGTCTGAATGACCATGACGCCGTGCGGCCGGCCGCCGCCGCGAGCGTAGGCCTTGACAAATCGCGTACGCGCCTGGTTGGCCCGGTGGCGATCGCGCAGCACCTCATAGGCCCAGACGTGGCCGTCGATGACATCTCTGACCAGATCGGCCACAGCGCGGCGTATGGGCTTGAACAGCCACGCCAGGAACACCAGCGACCACATCACCACAGCGCCAACCCAAACCCGAGGAGCACGCCGCCGAGCAGCAAGATGATGGCGACCTCGACAATGATCACGGCCTGCAGGCCGGCCGGTAGGGGTGCGCGCCGGCGCGGCTTGGCCGGCGCCTCGTGCACGTCGACCACGCCGTTGAGCCGCCGCCGATGGTAGTCGTCCCTGGTCATATCGCCGCCGTGATGTACACGTTGGGATGCATGCACTGAGCAGCTGTCCGAGCCTGCCAGCGGCTGAGCCAGTCGTGCGACACGTCAGGCCAGTGCTCACCGGGCAGCGCGTCAGCCACCAGCTGCATGCCGGCGGTCGGCCCGTCGCGCCACGTCACGGCGATCGCCTCGACCACCACGCCGGTGATGCTGCCCTCGAGGTCTTGCGCCTCCTCAGCGATCTCCTCGGCGTTGTCACGCTCCTCGGTGAGATCCTCGATCTCGCCCTCGAGTCGGCGCACCGTGGTCTGCAGCTTCTTGATGACCTCGCGCAGCTGCTCGGTCTCATCCATCTTTCGGCCCCCAGGTTGCTATGCGCTCGACGGTGATGATGACCTCGTGACCGGTGAATCTGACATGATCCTTGGCGCGCTGCCGCGCCGACCGCGAGGCGCCGACCTCCCAATCGCACCCCACGATGTTGCACTCGGCGCGGGGGTTGTACTGCACCTCGAGGGTGCGCTCGGGAACGTAGCTTTTAGCCATTGAGTACCCCCGCTCCTTGTTTGAGCACCCGCATGATTTCACCGCTGCGCCAGTGCGACGGCCGCCAGATGCAGCACAAATAGGCCTGGCGCTGACGCCGGCGCAGCGCCGCCAGCCAGCGGGCTTGTTTCGGCCGCGCTTTGCCGTTTTCCTTTTTGAGCTCAACGATGAGCAGGAAACCCGTGCGTTCATGCACGGCAATGAGATCGGGCAGGCCGGCCTCGTTGCGCCGGCTGTCCTCATCGTGAAACCAGAGATATCCCAGAGACGTGAGCAGCTCCTCGACGCCGGCCTGCAGGTCATCCTCGGACATGGTGAGCGCGTAGTCAGCTGCCTGCATCGGTCACCTCGGCCAAGATCGGCTGGTTACGGATGACGCAGAGCTCGGGCCCGAGCTCGTAGCTGACCACCCGCCAGGCCCTGCGCTTACGGCCAGGCTCGCCTGCCTCGAGCCAGGCGATCACCTGCGGCACGTTGTGGAGCACTGCGAGCGGCCACTCGCCCTCGGTTGTGCCAAACCAGAGCTCCTTAGGTGGCAGCTGGTCGTCGCGCAACGTCACGAGATCTCTTCCCATGCGATCACAGCGAACCGGCCGAAAGGTCCGCCACGTTCTGGCCGGTAGTCGAGCACACCGATACGGCGGCCGCCCTCCTCGAGCAGCTGGTGCACCGTTTGCACTCCGAGCACAGTCTCATCGATCTCGATGTGGAACGTCGCGCGCCACTTCTCTATGCGTGCGCGGTGGCGCATGATGCGGCCCTTGGTCGACGGAATCGTGATCGGGCGCGAGTCAACCTCGATCTCGGTGAGCGGGTCACCGCTCGCATCGTGCAGACCGATCTCGTCGTCAAGGATCATGACACCGGCTGGGACGATGTATTTAAGGCTTTTGCGGCTGCCGGTTTGCTTGTGACTGCCACCAGCCTCGCGCAGCAGCCGAGCGATGGCCGCCCCCGGCATGTAGAGGGTGCCATCCTGGCGCCGGTATGCGGTGCGCTCGGCCTTCTCGCGTGGCGTGGCGTTGGCAATTTTGATCGCTCGCGCCTCGGCCTCGACCTCACCGGCCTCCTCGAATCGGTGCATAAGCACCGCCGCCAATCCCTCGATCGATGCCTCGATTGTTCTAATCATGTCCTGCCTTCCCTGGCTTGTAGTTGATTTGTCCCCTTGCCCTGCCCTGCCTCGCCTCGCCGCGCCGCGCCGCGCCCGGCCTTGCCACACCGCGCCCGGCCTCGCCTCGCACTGCCATGCCGCGCCTCGCGTGCAGCATCGGGAGTCGAACCCGATCGGAGACCGTCGCTGCTGGTGAAACCCCTGCCCCGCCTCGCCCGGCCCTGCCCTGCCTGGCCGCGCCTTGCACGGCCTCGCCTTGCCGCGCCTCGCCGTGCCGTGCCCGGCCTCGCCTAGCCTCGCATTGCCGTGCCTTGCCACACCTCGCCTTGCCACGCCACGCCTCGCCTAGCCGCGCCTCGCAACGCTCTTCTTAGGTCACGCTCGCCAGATACTTACGGGCGCCGAGCAGATCGTTGACGACCCAGCCATCGACGTCACCGAGTTTCATGGCGGCGCCGTATTCGGTCTGGTTGTCCAGCGTCCAGATGGCGACCTTGACGCCGGCGGCGCGCAGCGACTGCACGTAGGCCTCATTGACCACCTCGAGCTTGCAGAACGCCCAGCCGGCGCCCAGGCTGCCGACGTACGACTTGACCGTTGCGACGCTCGGCCGATTGGTGCTGTCGACCACGATGCCGCGGGCGGGTATGCCGGCACTCTTGAACTTGAGGAGCAGCGACTCGCTGAATGAGTGCACAATCACCCGCGAGCTGAGCAGGCCCTTGTCTCTGAGCACGTCGCGCAGCCGGTTGACCATGGTCTGCGACCAGCCCGGGCCCTTGGTCTCAAGGGTGAGCTTGCGGGCCGAGGGGAAGGTCAGGAACAGATCGAGCACCTGGTTGAGGCTGGCAGGGTGCTCGGTGGTGTTGGTGCCATCGGGCAACTCGAGCAGGCAGGCCTTGAACCAATCGAGCGAGTGATCATAGATCTCACCGCTGCAGGTGGTCACCCGGTCGGCGGTGACGTCGTGAGACGCCGCCAGCTTGTGGCTGCCCGACGGCTCAGTCGTAAGCACGACGTCGGTGTCAAGGATGTCGGCGCCGTTGTCTTCTGCCCACGTGAGCGCCTTGAGGCCGCTCTCGGCGATGCCGAGCTCCTGCGCCACTGCGCCGAATACGCCGCGGTGGGCGATGAGCGCGTGGGGTCCAGCTGCTGCTGCCATGGGTGCTCCTATGGTGAGGATCGCCAGCGCGATCGCGGTGATGGTTTTAAGGCGCCGCATGCAGCACCTCGATGGTGAATCGCTCGCCGGCGGCCGCCAGCATGTGGCTGCTCGAGTAGTGGCCATCGGTCGACTTCCACTCGGTCGACTTCCACACGGTGCCGGCGGCGTTGGCCTTCTTGATGTACACCTGGCCGTTGCGGCGCACCACGCTGCCAGGTTTGAGCTCATCGAGCTCCTCGGCGGTGGCCACCAGGCGCGGCGTGCCCCGCCCCTGCTCGAGGAGCAGGCCGTCGAGAACGACGGTCGAGACTCGGATGGCGGCATCCTGCGCAAACAGCAGGCCGTTGGCGCGATGCATGGTGGCGTCGCTGTCGCGCTTGTGCTTCTCGAGCTCCTCGATGCGGCCGCGCATCTTCTTGATGAGATCGCGCAGACTGTCGGCCACGGCCTGCGCCTTGTCACGGTCATCGATGGCGCGATCCTTAGCTAGCCAGGCCTCATTGAGCTCACGCGAGGCACGGGCCAGCTGGTTGCGCACCGTCTCGAGGTCGAGCTGCAGCGCGCCGTTGCGCGCGGCCGCACGGTCGATTGTGCGCTCCTGCTGCGCGACCCGCTCCTCGAGCTCGGCGATGCGTGCCTCGGCAGACCGCACGGCCTGCGCTGCGAGCCTCTCCTTACGGCATTGAGCTCGCGCTGCCGGCGTGCCCTCGTGCTCGCAGTCTCGGTGGCTCCTGGCGTCGGTGATGGTTTCCTGGCTCATTGCAGTTCTCTCCTTATTGCATCGTTGTATTGCTGGCGTGCGGCCGCGGCGGGATCTTCGACCTCGAGAGGCTCGACAGGCAGATCGCCGTCGCCGTACATAAGGGTGAAATCGGCGCGGGTGGCCTTCCCCTGGCTGTGCATTCGCTCCTCATCGGCCTCGACTAACTCGAGCGCCTCGGCGATCGCCTCCTCGAGCGGCTGCGCCGGCGTAATGCAGGTGCCGAGCTCGAGCTCACGGTCGCCGACGGTGAGCAGCAGCCGCGGCGGCATGCTCTCGATCATGGTGAGGGTGATGTCGCCGGCCGCTTGGGTGAACCCACGCACCTGCGCTATCTCGCGGCGCGAGATCTTGAATCTGATCATTCCTGGCCTTTCTTCCTGCGCCGCATGGCGCGGCGCTCCTGGCGAAATGGCACACGCTGGCCCGGGGGAATCCCGAGCACCTGGCGCAGCCAGAACACTTGTGGGTCGGTCTCACGCCGATCGGGTGAGCCGACGGGCTTGGGTTTGCCCCGTGCCTTCTTGACGCGTGAGCTCACTGACGCACCTGCGTCTCGAGTAGCGCCTCCTCGACGCCGGCCCGCCAGAGCGTCTCCTCGATGTCGGCCCGCACCTCAGCCTCAGGCCGCAGCACCTCCCGCGAGGGTGGCCACAGCCGGTCGTGGATGCCGGGGTTGATCTTGGCGAGCATGGTGAACGTGTGCTCGACGCCGACCGGCTCACGCGCTCCTCGGTGCAGCGCCTCGATGGCGGCGATGGTGGCCTCAATCTCCTTGGCCCAGCGTTCGAGGCCCAGCCAACGCTTGCCGAGCGCGTCCCACAGCAAGCGTTCTGGCAGCGGCGACGGTTCTGGAATGACGGCGAGCTCGGCCGCCGGCGCCGGCACCAGGTCGGTGCTGGTCTCGACGACGACGGCCTCAATGGTGGTGAGGTCGTCGTCAGGTTCGTACAGCGGGAACTCCTCCTCGGTGTCGACGATCTCCTCGGTACTGGCGATAAAGCGACCGTGCTGGTCGCGTTGCTGTTGCTGTGTCACTCCCCCTGGCCTTTCGTTGCGTTTGGGTTTGCTTGGTTTAACTCAGTCGAGCCCTGGCTCACCGGCGCGGCCGGCACCCCACCCTCGCCACCAGCCGACGATGTAGCCGGCGAACGCGGCGGCGATGATGAATACGGCGATCAATTTTCCCCCCTCTCAGCGGTGCTCGAGCTCGGCATAAGCCGAGACAGCCGGCGATCACGTAACCCCTTAGCGACGCCGAGCATCACGGGGAACAGGTTTGTCATGACGTACAGCGCGAAGTGGCCGCGCTCCTCCTCGGTCAGCTGCGACCAGGCCGGAACGCGGCCGAGCTCGCTGGCCTCGATGGTTGCGTCGCGGCGGTGCTGCGGGTCATCGAGGCCCCACTGCGCGAGGCGCTCGGTGATCTGCTCGGGGGTGTAGCCGACGACAACCTCATTGTTGAATGTCGCCGTCGCTGCCCAGTAGGTCTTGAGCAGCTGCTCGATTCTCTCGGTGCTTGCTGGCATGTGGTGCGATCCTTTCGATGGTGTGCTGGCCGGGGCACCCGCGCATCTTGCTTAGCGTGGCCTCGGCCTTGCCCTTGGTCATGCGACTCGCCGGCGAGCGATTCCAATTCGGTGCCAGCGAGCAGATCAGTCGGTATTCCTCAGCCACGACTGGCGAGCTCCTTGAGCACCTGGTCGAGCTTGTCGTGCGCCTCCTCGATGAGCTCCTGGTCGCCGACGTCCTCCTCGTGCTCGAGCTCGTGCTCGACGTCGAGGAGCTCGGCGCGGCTGAGGTCATGCATCTGGTGCCCGAAATCATCCATGTGCTCAGCTCAACACGAGCAGCGCATCGCAAGATAGCGGTGGATGACTTCAGAAGGAATCCGCCACGGCTGAGAGCGTGTCTGTCGTACGTTGGGGCCCACTCGATGCCCGCAGTAGGTGCACCGGCCACGCCAACGCGCAACGTGCTCGTGCTCGCCGGGCCGATCGATAACGGTGTAACGGATTCTCGTCTTTCGTGGCATCTGGTGCCTGCCTTTCCCCTAGGTTTGATCTGCTCATTTGATGAAACGGTGCCGCCGGCCAGAGACCAGCGGCACCGCCCCCCTCAGCTCGCCCAGCGCTGTCCCTCCGAGGTGACCGGTAACCGCGGCTAGCTACCTGTCGCCCACGCATCCCCCGTCGTGCGCGACCCCCAAGCAACCGCGGCCAGCACAGCCAGCAACTAGGCGAGGAGATTACGCCGTCACGGCGACATCTGTGCCCCTTTCAAACTTCTCGAGGTTGTTCTCTGTCATGCGATAGATCTTGCGCTCTCCGGTGCCGATGTTGGTGGCCTCGAGACGCCCCTCACGTATCCAACGCCGCACGGTGTCCTCTGTGACACCGTAACGCGCAGCCACTTGGCGAGTCGTGTACCTCATGCCGCCCAAGGTAACACACACCAACGCATACAAACGCACGCTCGGGATGCTAGAGTTGCGCTCATGAGTTGGGGATATCGAAAGTCTTGGACCTGGCTAGGCGTGCGCGTTACGTTCTCCTGGCGGCCGTTTCACCTGCCTCGCATCTCGGTGTCAGCTGGTGGCAGCCGATGACCCGCTATGTCGTCATCGGCACCAGCCCCGTCATCGACACCTCGGTCGCGATCGGGCCTCTGCCGTTTACCAAGACGGGCGCGGTGACAATCGAGCTCGAGTCACGCGGCTACATCACCGAAGTCTGCGAGCTTCTGTCGCTGGCCGAGCTCGCCGAACTCGAGGACTCCCCGCCGTGGGATGGCCTCGGCGAGGAGGGTGGCTCATGAGAAACACAGTCCCAGCGTGGATCACCGCAATTTCCACCTTGACCATTGCGCTGATCCTTATCGCCGGCGTCATCATCGGCATGCGGACGCTGCAAGCCTTCTCCGACAGCATGAACCAAGCGACCGCCAGCGCCGACTGCACCGCCCCCTCCGGCGCCGAGTACCCCCCCGACCCCGACACCTACGACTGCTGACCCGATGATCACCAACGCAGCCATCCGGGAGTTTGTCGAGGCCTACGCTCGCGGCGAGGTCGAGGTGACGATCACCTACGTCAACCGGCCCGGCGGTACCGACTTCGCCAGCCATGTCAGCCGCAACGTCATCGAGCTCGAGGCGCGGCAGCGCATGCCCGGCGGGCCCACGCTCCTCATGGCCAGCCGCAACGACGTCAGCGCGGAGGACTTCTAGAGAACGCAAAAACACCCCCGACCTCGCACTGAGGCCGGGGGTGTTCTGTTATGTTATCGATCTTGCTTGGCACCGTGCACGGTGCTCGGCACGCGGCACCGCGTAACAGTAGCGATCCTCCGCGACCTCGCCCCTCACGTCTGCAGCGTGGGGGGCGAGAGTCGTTCTGAGGCTACTGGTTGGGATTGCGCGGGTCGGCGCTGTTGTCGGTGTTGCCGCCGTGATTCACACACGACCAGACGCCGGGTGAGACCTGTTGTGAGCTCTGGCCGGGTGGACAGGTGATTGGGTCAGCGGATGCGGGGGTGGCGCTGGAGATGAGCACGGCGCCGATGGCGGCGAGGCCGATGAGGATTCTGCGGGTCATGGGGTTTCTCCTTAGGTTGAGGATGATCAACACGTTACGCCCCCAGGGACCTAGGTCAACCGCAGAATCACCAGCACCAGAATGATGATCACCAACACACCGATGACGGTGCCGATGATGGTATCTCTCATGCCTCACCCCTCTCGAGGTCGCGTGTCGATGCCGGTGAGGCCGACCCGCTTGCGCTGATCGGTACCCAGCGTCGGCAGCCGCTCGGGGTCTTGCTTGATGTAGGCGCCGGCGGCGGTCAGGCCGAGGGTGATGAGCAGGCCGACGAACAGCGCCAGCGGTGTCGGCACGGCGGCGATCGCATTGTCAACGCGGTCAGACGACCAGCCGGCGCCGAACGCCCAGGCGCCGAGCAGCCAGAGCGCAAACGTCGAGGCGATAGTGCCGGCGCCGGCGCCGATCGCGGCCGCGTACAGCTTGGGCGAGACGGGGTTCTGTGAGCTCACGGTGTGCCCTTCCTAGGCGACGGACTTGAGGCCGAGCTTGTAGAGCGAGTCAACCCCCGGGATGCCGTCAGCGCTCGGTGACATCTTGGCCACGCCGTACACGCGCGACTGGTAGGTCGAGTAAACGCCTCGAGTCGCCGGCCCCGCGATGCCGTCGAGAGCCAGCTTGGAATCGAGGTAATGGTTGAGTGCGGTCTGCACCTGCTGCACGTCGTTGTCGCCCTCATCTTGTGCGGGGTCGGCGGCCGCGCCGGCGTGGAATGCTGCCACCAGACCCGACAAGTCGACGGTGCCGCTCGGCTTGATCTTGAGGTATTTCTCCCAGGTGCGAGCGACGAAACCCGAGCTCAGGATGCGCGGGTAATCCCGGTCGGACCTGAGCGCGTTGTCACCTTGAAACCATTGCACTATCTGGCGATCGGCGGCATCGGACAGATCGCCACCCTTGGGCAGCTTATGGAAGTGCGCGGGCCAGATGCCGGCGAGGTAGGGGCGCGGCCAGCCGGCGAAACCAACCTCCCAATTGCACCACTCCCACAGCAGCCGACGCGAGCGGGACATGAGGCGGGTGCGGTCATCCATCGCATCGCGGCCGTGGGTGCCGGCGCTGGCGTCAACCGAGGTCGACCAGCCGCCCTGGCTGATCGTGGGATACGTACCACCACCCCGCAGCCTGAACAGATAACGCGCCTCGAGCACCATGCGCTGCGTGCGGCGGGTGGTGCGCACGCCACCGAACTCGACGCGCTCGGTGGCGCCTGGCGGGTAGCTCACGAGATTCTCCTCAGCTGTAATCGGAACTGCCAACAATGCCGCGCCACTTGATCATGAGCTCGAGCAACCGCAGCCCGTAGGCGGTCGAGCCGTTGTATGCGGCGCCGGCCTTGGCGATGGCGTCATGCACGCCGAGGCCGGAATTGCGAGCAGCTGCATAGTAGCCAATCCACAGCTGCGAGCCGTACGTCATATTGTCGTGAGCGTCCCACGGCTTTAGGCCGATTTTCTCCATATCGGCCAGCAGGCTTTTAGCCGTGATCTGCATCGGCCCGACGCCGTTGCTGGTCTGTAGCTTGACGAAAACCAGCCAGCGGAACACCTCATAATTGCCCTTGTTGACGGTGCCGGGGAATCCTGCCAGCGCGCCGCCAGCGTCGTGCCCGTAGACGTTGTGGCCGCCGCTTTCCTTTTCGAGCAGCGCGCAGAGGTGGTAAAACTTTGCCCCCGTTTCATCGCACACCACGGCGGCGGTTTCGAGATTGGCCAGCCCCTCATTTTTGGCCTTGATGATCTGGTCGTTGCTGACGGTCATGGTGTCCCCCTAAAAAGGTAGTTCCGGGCGCTCGGGCAGTCGCCTCGATGCGCCCGGGTCGAGCGTCTCCAATTCATCGATTACGGCGTCATCCCATTTCAGGTGTTGCCGCCAGGCGAGCCGCACGTCGGCCAGGGTGCGGCGCATATCTTTTACCTCGCCGTCGAGCCGCTCAGCGATCTGCAGCGCGAGCGCACCCGAGCCGAGCTCCTTGTCGACGGTCACCTTGGAGTCGGAGGCTCGAAACGCAAACTTGCCAGTAATCCACGCTGCCACCACGCCGCCGAGAATGGTGACAGTCGGCGCAACCCACTCAGCCACCGCCATCACCGAGCCGCTCTCAGAGGTTGAGCCGCCGTCAGGTCGCCGGGGTGCACCGGTTCCGGCCAGCGAGACACCAACAAAATGATCGACGTAAGCAGCAGATACACGGCGAAACCAGTGACCCAGGCCCCGCTCGCATGCCCGTCGATCAGGCCCCAAAGAAACGACAGGGCCCGCTCCGTTGGCGCAATAGCCAGCGCCGAAAACCCCATGATCTCCGCCACTGGCGGCCGCTCCGTGCGACCAGGCCAATGCTTCTCGCCCAACCCGGGCCGAATAGCGCCGATGATGGCCATCATCCCCGCACCCGCCCAGAGGCCCACGCGCGTCCATAGGGGCAGGTAGGTATAAAACAGGCCGGTCACCCGAGCGGGATTGAACGTAACGCCGACGCCGATCAATACGAACATAATGCCGAACAGAATCAAGGCGAGGCCGCGGAAACCGAGACGGCGGCGAACACTCCTGACAATCACGACTGGCGGCCTCTCAATTGGGGTCGTCATACGGTATAGGTGATTCTGATTTTGACCGACGTCCAGTCGAGGATACCGGCGCCGCCCCACCCGCCAGGCTGGTCGATGGTGAACCCCTTGGCGGTGTTGTCACGCAGCATGGTGCCGAAACCCACGTGCACATTGCGATACCTGGTGCCGCCGCTGCTGGCGTCAAACCCGACCTTGGGCCAGGTGCCGATGTATCCATCCTTGCGTACCGCCGAGTAGGTCGCCGGCGCCGAGCCGGTCACATTGTGCAGGCCCCAATGCAGCGACACCGAGTCGGCGTACGCATCGAGGTTGGTGGCGGTTATGTCGACCTTCTCGATGACGCCGCCGGCGGTGTCGCTGCGAATGGTGGCATCGGGCAGACCGATCATGAGCTTGCGGCCGAGGTGCAGGCCGTCTCGGTCGTCGCCGTACCAAAGGCCAGGTGTGCCGGTCTCGAGGCCGTGGGTGTCGCAGTAGGTCGCCGCCCACTGCGCGTCGTAAATGGTCTGCTTGGTCTCGGGCTGCGGGTCGGCCGGGAAGCTGCCCGAGTTAGCCGTGACGGTGGTCTTGGTGTACTGGTATTTGGTGCCGTCGGGCCCGTAGCTGCGCAGGTTGCCGGCCGGGTCGAGCCAGAGATTGATGCCGCTGGAAAACGGCGGGTCGGGCTGCAGCACCGGGATGTGCACCGAGCGGGTCGGCCGGCGGCCGCGGCCGAGGAGCTTGCCCAGCTGATCGGCCGCGCGGCGCTGAGCTCGCAGCACCTCCTGCTCGGCGTCAGCCACCAGTCACCGGCACGCCGGGCAGCCCGCCGAGGGGTTGCGTGTTGTCATCGATGTCGATGGTGAGCGTCTGCGTGGTGGCCTGACCGACGCCGCCAGCCATGACGCGGCGGGTGATCCTCGACGCCGGCGTATTGATTGTGCGATTCCATCGGTCGTCGATCTCGACTCGCGCGCGATCGCCGACGACCAGGCTAGTGAATGTCAGGCCCTTGCCGTCGGAGCGCACCGGCAGCGTCACCTCGGGCAGGCCGTCAAACCCGAGCACGCGGGTGAGCTCACCCTTGGCCCGCGCCGAGGCCTGCGCCTTGGTGGTGGTGCCGTCGACCAGATCGATGCTGCCCTCCCAAAAGATGTCGGTCACGCCGATGCTGGTGGCCTGGTCGTAACCCCACAGCGCGGCGTCCTCATTGCCATCGACCGCCCACTCGCGGGTGGGCGCGTCCTCGCCACCTGGCCAGGTGAACTTGTCGACGTTGCCCGAGGCGCGGCCCTGCAGATCCTGGCGCCAGCTGACACGTATGGGTGCGATGCCGCTGCTGCGCTCAGGCCAGGCCGCCGCCACGTGGCCGACGATGGTGGTGCCGTATGGAGCTCGAGTGCCGTAGGTGTACCACTCGACACCGCCGGCGAGGTTGGCGTACTCATCGAGATGCTCGCCGATCTTGGAGAACATCCGCGCCGTCTTGGTGCGGGTGGTGCCCGAGATGGGCGCGGTGTCGACCACGATGTTGGGCTTGCCGGCCGGGTTGCCGAGGGTGTCGGTGCCGAGCGCGATCTTGAACAGATCCGTCATGATCACGCCCTGCTCGATGGCAACCCAAGTGGCGTCGCGCTTGGTGACGAACTTGCTGCCTGTGGGGCGCACCACGCAGCTGCGAAACCAGGCCGACCAGTCGGTGACGGTGATGGCGATGATGGCGCCGTCGTGGGCCGGCTTTTGCACCATGGGCCCATAGAACAGAATTTGACCTGTCGCGGTGTCTTCCATGGCGATCGCGCGGCCGTGCGGCCGGCGGTCACCGGGCATGATGAGGTCGCGCAGCGCGTCGATGCCCTTGGCGCTCGACGGCATCGGCACCTTGAGGTTGCCCACCGTCGAGGCGCGTATCTCCTCGGTGATGTCGTAGCCGTTGACGGGCAGCCGGCCCACGATGTTGCCGGTGAGCGAGTCGCAGACGTGCCAGCGCAGGCCCACGCTCAGCTGTCCAAGAAGTATTGGCCGGCGATGCGCACGGTGGTGCCGTTGACCAGCGTCTCGCTCGGCATCTGCAGGTGAGTGAGCACTAGCCGCGTGGTGCCGTTGTCGACGCGGCCCCAGTAGGTGATGACGCCGGCGCGGTGCATCGGCAGGTAGGCATCGACGGCCGGCAGCAGCACGCTCGGCCAGTTGGTGGTGATGTCGGCGTCGGGTGACAGGTTGCCACCGCTGTTGGCTGTCAGGGTGCCACCAGAACGATCGACGCTGAGGTCGAGGTCGACCCGCTTGGTCAGATTGTCGAACTTGTATCGGGGGTTGACCGGGTTATTGAACCCCGTGAGGGTGAGCGTAAACGGGATGTCGGCTATGAGATTCCACGCGTTGAGCCGGTTGCCTCTGAACAGGCAGTTGCCGAGGCTGATCTGCGTGCTGGCGGCCGGGATGGTGCAGTCGTACAGCCGCGTCCAGCCGCCGCGGCCGAGGTAGGTGGTGATGTTCGCATCGGTCGGCGTGACCGGGCTGGCGTTGGGGGTGCCGGGCACCACGGCCAGGTGGTAACCGTACGCCAGCGCGCCGGTGCCGACAGCGCCGTCCTCGCCGTCGACCGCGGCCGCGACCACGGTGTCGATGCGCGGCAGGGTGGCGTGTGCGGCGGTGAACTGCACCACGCTGGCCGCATCGTTCCAAACGTCATAGCCGCGAGCGAGCGGGATGGCCGAGGCGTCCCGCTCAGGCGCAAACGCCGAGCCGGCGGTGAAAGACAGCTGCATCTGGCCGGCAACGATGCTCGGCACCAGGCCCTCGAGAATGCCGCCCTTGCCACCGATACCGCCACCGCGCGCGGCCAGATAGTAGCCATGGCGCACGGTGTCGAGCGCGTTGCCGGCAAACGGGGTCGTCGTGCCCGAGGCATCGAGCGGCCCGATGCCGTCGCCCTTGATTGCAACCATGGGAGCTCCTTAGATCTCATACGCCGGCAACGCCGAGACGGTGGCGTACGCGGTCAGGTTTTGAGTGGCCGAGGTCAGCTGATACGTCGACCCCCCTGGCTCGAGGGTGAGCATGTCGCCGTACAGATAGCTGGTGACATCCTGGCCGGCCATCGTGACGGTTTCGCTGTTGCAGTCGATGGTCAATGACTGACCGCCGGCGAGGCTCAGCTGCACCCACATCTTGCGGTCGGTGCCCACTTGGATGATCTGCCAATCGCCGGCGGTGAGCGGCCCGTACACGGTGAACGTCAAGCGCCTCGAGGTGGCCCCACCTAGCGGCGGGCTGAGCGTGAGCGACTCGCCGTACGGCCCGCTGGCGACCTGCTTGGCGTATTGCAGAGTCCAGACGCTGCCGGCCTTGACGTATTGCCGCACCCAGGTGCCGCTCGGCTTGCTGTATGGCTGATACCAGATCGAGCCGGCGAACACCCCCATGCCGCCGGCGAGTGGGGTGAGGCCGTACAGGTAGGGGTCGGCAGCAAGCAGCGGGATGGTGAAGTCGAGGCGCGAGGAGATCGGCATCGGCGCGGCATCGTAGCGCCGTACGAACACCTGCAGGTCGAGGGTGTCGCGGCCGTTGGCCAAGATCTGCACGGTGCTCTCAACGGTCGTCGGCAGCGCAGCCAGCAGCGAACGAGCCAAACCCGGCAACAGCGCGAGGCTAGAGGAGTAGATGTAGCCGGCGAGCACGAGCGGCCTTTCCTTGGGCAGCCACCCGCCAGACGGCACCGCGCCGGCACCGGCGCCAGCTGCAGCGAACTGGGCATCGGGCGCCGGCGCGGTGAAGATTCCCTCAAACGAGGTGATGCGGAAACTGGCATCGGTGGCGTTGAAGTCGGGCAGGCCTGCAAGGCGTATTGCGCGGCCGTCTGTGACGTCCTCGCTGGTCACCAGCCGTTGGCCCTTAGCATCACAGCCAGGCGCCCCCCGGCAGCCTCAGCGGCCGTCTGTGGGTCCATGGTGGCCGGGAAATTGTTGTACTGCGTCACGCCTGCCCCCAATCCGCCGAGCATCTTCTTGGTCTCGCCGGCATTGAACACCCGCTCGCCGCCGCCGTACTTGCGCAGCTGCGGGTTGACCACGAGCTCGGCGCCCTTCTCCGACGTCCAGCCGTAGCCGGGCGCGGCCGAGGCGGTGCCGTTGGCGTACCACCCCGTGCGCTGCGAGTGCGCCCACGCCCCCGCCGGCGAGCCGTACCTGCTGGCGATGTAGCCGAGTCCCCACTTGATTTGGGTGGCCGGGTTGGTGCGCCAGTCGCTGCCGGCGCTGGCCATCTTGGACCCCGGCAGAGCCTGCGGGATGCCGTACGCACCGCTGCTCGGATTCTTGGCGGTGGTACGCCAGCCGCTCTCACGGGTCCAGAGGTTGTTGAGCGCACCCCACTGGCCGGCCGGCCAACGCTGCTGCATCATGCGCAGGCCGATCGCCCGGTTGGACCCGCCGCCGGTGTTGGTGAACCCAGCGTTAGCAGCCGATCCTGGTGCGTTCGAGAGGAACGATGACCAGGAGGTCTTGACCTTTTCGATCATGGCGTCGACCAGCTTGTTGGGCACTGCCTTAACCACGTTCGCCCACGGGCTGCTGCCCAACGATTTCAGGTCGGCGAGACCGCCCTTGATCTTGGATTTGAGCAGCGTGACCGCAGAGGAGAACTTACCCAGCCACGACGGCTTGGCCGCGGCCGCGGCGAGGATGGTGCCGCCGGCGCTGCTGATCGCAGCACTGCCGCCCCTGATCTCAAAGTGCAAGTGCGGCCCGGTTGAGTTGCCGCTGCCGAGCGCGCCCCTGCGGCCGCCAGTGTGGGCGATCACCTGGCCGGCGTTGACGTGCTGGCCAGGTCTCACCGAGGTCGACAGTAGGTGGGCATAGTAGGCGCGGGCGCCGGCGGCGTTCTCGATGATGTGCCGGCCGTAGCTGCTGCGCAGCAGACGTATCGCGGCGATGGTGCCCGACTTCCACGCGTGCACCGGCCGGCCGACGGGCCCGGGGTTATCCCCTGCCCAGCGCGCCCAGCTGTAACCGCTGTGTCGATGCCAGGGACCGGGCACCGGTGCTCGGCCGCCGAGGAAAAACCCGCGCAGCGCGCCGGCCCTGGCCATCGCCCTAATGCGTTCCCAGGTGCCGTGACCGCCAGCTGCGCGAGTCTCGGCGGCGGTCACGACGTGCTCATTGGCATGCGTCACGCCGGCGATCTGCCGATCGCTGACGCCGCCGCCGGTCGGCCCGCCGCCGTAGAATCCCTTGATCTTGACGGGCGCAATCTTGTTGAGGCCGAGCTTGCCGGCCACCCAGTTATAGCCACCGAGCAGGCCCTTGTTGATCACGGTGTTAATGATGAAACTGACGGGCTTCCTAGCCTTCTCTTGGATGCCTGCCCAGATCTCACCGATGCGCTTTACGCCGTCGGAGAATATCCGCTTTACCCCGTCGATGATGCGACTGATGGCAGTCTTGGCTCGATCGATCGGGCCCCGCATGAGGTCTTGGATGCGGGCCCAGCCGCGCGCAAACGGGCCCACCACGTACGAGATCAGAGCGCCGAACAATGCCCGGATACGACGCGAGGTGGCGACTAGCCAATTCCACGCGGCGAGCACGGGATCGATGATGAACTTGCGCACCAGGGCCCAGCCGGCCTTGAACACGCTGCCGACCCAACGGGCCGCGGCCCTGAATGCACCAGTGATCTGAGACCAATATTTGGTGATGAGCAGCACCACGATGCCCACTGGCCCGCCGATGAAAAACACAATCGTGCGCCAGTGACCCTTGAGCCAGGTGAGCACCGAGCGCGCCGCGGCGATCACCCAATTAACGGCGACGACGATGCCGTGCAGCGCGACCTTGCCGGCTGCCACCAGCCAGGTAAACGCCGCGCCGACGCCACGCATGGCGCCCTGCACGATGTCGCGGAACTTCTGCGAGTGCTTGTAGGCATAGATGAGGCCGGCGACCAGGCCGGCGATCAAAATGATCACGATGCCGATCGGGTTGGCCGCCATGACCACGTTGAGGATGGCCTGCACGGCCGCCCAGACGCGCATGGCGGCGACCACAACCAGGATGATGCCGGCCATCACTCCGAGCGCCACGGCGAGCGGCTTGAGCCAGGCCTGGTTGCGTTGAATCCACTGCGCCGAGGCCTTGAGCGCCGGCCCAAAATTGGTCGCCATGTAGGCCGTAAATTTCGTCACCGCCGGCAGGATGCGGCCGCCGATGGTGTCGACAAAAGCCAGCTGTGCCTTGCGCTTGAATGACTCGATATTGCTCGACGCGTTGTCGTTGAGCTTCTTACCCATATCGGTCGCCGCGCCGGCGAGCTTGCCGACATCCTTGACTGCCCGCGCCGGCACCATGTTGAACAGCGCCGCCCCGAGATCCTCGGCCTGCGTGCCGAACAACGCCGTTGCCAGCTGCGCCTGCTTGGCCGGATCCTTGATGCCGCGCAGCTTCTCGAGGGTGGTGCCGAGTGCCTTCTCGGCAGCCGGCCCACCCTTGGAGATCTCGCCGGCCATCTTCTTTGCGTCGAGGCCGAGGCCCTTGAACCCCTGAGCGGTGAGCTTGCTGCCATCGATCGCCCGGATCGAAAATTCCTTGAGCGCATCAGCTGCGACGTCGCTGTCACGGGCGCCGGCCTCGACGGCCTGATTGATGAGGCCGAGCGCCTTGGGCCCGCTGAGGCCGAGCTTGCGAAATTGGGTGCCGTATTCGTTGAACGTGTCGAGCAGGTCGTCGGCCTTGTTCGCCGGCGACTGCAGGCCGCGGGTGATGATGTCCATGGCCTGCGTCGCATTCTTGGCCAGCCCGGTACGCATGAGCTGGCCGGCGGCGCCGGTTACCTTGTTGAGATCCTGGTCGAACGCGTGCGCGACGTCGAGCACCTTGGCCGTGATGCCCTCGAGCTCGGTGCTGCTGGTGCGCTTGAGGCTGACCATGTTGTTGCCGACCGACTTAACGGCATCGTTGACCTGGCCGAGGCTGTCGCCGTAGGCATTGCCGAACAGTCGGCCGGCGACCTGGCCGACCTTGGCCGAGTCCTTGGCGCTCAGGTTGAGTTGAGCTCGCAGCTTGTTGCGTGCGGGCTGCAGATTCATCGCGCCGGCGAGGCTGCCGGCGATCGCCCCACCGATGGCCAGGCCGGCGCCGACGGCGATCTTGGCCGAGGTACTGCCCCAGTTGCGTACCTTCTCTTGCGATTTGTCGAGCACCTTGTCGAACGGTGAATCGTCAAGCTGCAGGGTGCCGCGCAGTGTGCCGAGGTCCACTACTCACCGCCCTTTCGATTCGCCGTCGCCCTCATCGGGTGGCTCGAGTTGCAGGCCGATGCGGGTGGCCGGCATCACTACCCGTCGGTAGCCGTTCTCGGTTGGCTGATAGATCACGGTCGGCGGGATGGCGAGCAGCTGCTCGACGCGTGACTTGAGGTAATGCCACGCGATCGCTCGATAGCTGTCAGGGTGCCAAAGGTTGAGGCCGTAGAACTGGTGCAGGTCGGCCTCGACTAGCGCCCAGTAGTCGAGGAGCTCGCGCCACGAGTGGCCGCCGGCGCTGCCTTCTTGGCCGGGTTGCCGGAACTCCGCCGGGTCGAGGAAGCGCGCGAGCTCGCCGCCTTCTTGGCCGCTGCCTTCTTGGCCGGCGCTTTGCGATCCTGCGGCGCCGCTGCCGGCTGTGATTTTGGGCCCGCGGCCGCCTTCCAATACTCCTCGGCGGCCTCCTGGCCGAACGCCACCCAATGCATCACGGCGCCGACGACAACCTGGCGAGCGTGCCACGACAGCTTGTCGGCGACCATCTGGTCGACCACCTTGTCAGACAGCAGCCGGCGCAGCAGCTGCTCGTCGTCGAGCTCGGGCATGCTCTGCAGGAACGCCTTATCGTCATCGCTCAGCGACTCATTCTGCGCGGCCCGCTGACCGATGATCGTGAGCCGTTGCACTTGCAGGCCGGTATCAGCATCTGGCGACGGGATGACGTACGACTTTTTGGCGCTGATCGGCAGCGTCAGGGTGGCGTCGAAAAACGACTCGAGCGGTTCTAAGGGCATGCAAAACTCCTGGCCTAGATTCCTGGCTTACCTGGCGTGGTGGGCGAGGCGCCAGGTTTCCCCGCCCACCACGGATAGCAACCGACGGCCTAGACGTAGGTCAGCACGTAGGTGTTGGACACACCGCCGGGGTTGGTAACGGTCATGTTCTTCGCACCGGCAGACTGAGCGGACGCCTTGAGAGCGATCGCGCCGTTGATGTACTCCCAATCTGCAACGCTGAGCGCGACGGCGTTGATGGTGACCGCCGTGACGCTGGCGAAGTTGCTGCCGAACGCGATGAGCAGCCCACCACCCGCAGCCGCGATGCCGCTGTTGGGCACCACCGAGGTGATGACTGGCGCCGCCGTGGTGCCGTCTTCAGGATGGGTGATTGCGGTGCGCTGACCCTTGCCGCCGAGGGTGACGCTGACGGTGTTGAGCGCCTCCATGCCGCCGCCGTCAGGCTCCCACTGCACATTGACGAAACCCGAGTAAGCCTCGATGCGCGGGTTGGCGCCGCTACCACCGATGCCGCCAGGGGTCTCATAGAAACGGATCTGCACGCGGTTGCCCTGGCCCTGCTGCAGCGCGGCGAGGCGCAGCACCTCCTGGCCGGGGTCGTATGCCGTCGGCGTCAACGCGACGGACTTGCGACCGAGCTTGCCGGTGAGGCCCCACTCGATAGCGGTTACGGCGCTGTCCTTGTAACCGCTCGAGTCATAGTCGCTCGAGTCTTGAGTCGTCGGGTTGAACGTCGGCTTGAGCTCCTGCCACCCGTTCACTGGTACCCAGTTGGGGGTGGCGACGCTCCCAGTGTTGACATCGACCCACCAGTCGCGGGCCAGCTGGTCGGTGCCGAGTTGCACGCGAGGCGGTGCTGCCATGGTTGTTACTCCTTAGGGGTGTTTTGGGTGGCCTTGTCGGCGGAACGCTGCCGCTTCCCGTCGGCGTTTCCTGACTGCTCAAGCGCAGCCGCGGCAGCAGCTGCGAGCTCGGGGTCGACGTAATCCACCCACCCCTGGCGGCGGTAGTAGTCGGCCAATTCATCGCCAACGGCGTGCACATCGTTGGTCTTGGGGTCAAGTAGCTGGGGCATGCTGGGTCTTCCTTTCGAGAGAATTTGAATCAGGACAGGCCTGCGTAGAAAGCGCTGCCCTGCCCCGTTTGAGTGCCCATGTTCGCTGGTGCTGTCGTCGTCAAACCGGTATCGGCCGAACCCCACAACAAGTTAGGTGCAGAAAATCCTGCGTTGATAAACCCGGAGCCCTGCCCGGATGAGCGCAGCCAGGTCGGGGAGGTCGTGCCGTTGTACCACCAGGTGACGTAATAGTCGCCAGCGGTCCGTGCGTACGGCCCACCAGCTAGGGCCATCGCCTTGACCCCTACGCCGCTGGCCCAGTTGCTCGCCTGGTCGGCGGTTGACGCGATCTTCACTCCGGCGCCGGTGTAGAGGTTGGCGAAACACTGACCTGCCGTCAGTCCCGACCCCACGGCGCTCATCCCCAGCAGAACATTCGTGATGGTCGCATCGACAGGGAGCCGAACCTTTGCGAACTCCATCCGGCCCGCAACGGTTGGTGTTGTCGCATTCAGGGCTGAATCAATCGGCATATTCTCAGCAACCCAGCCACGGTCAAAAGCTCCGTATCTAGATCGGGCATCGTTGTCGCTGAAAGGAACTGCGCGAACCCTGTTGCTGCCGATAGCTCCATTGATGGCGGCGCCACCGGCAGCGTAAGGTCCGCAGGCCAGGTCGATCAAGTTGCCGATAGGAGCATTGGCTATCGAGAGGTGGTTAATCTGAGTCGGTGTGATCTGCCGGTCATACGACAGCCCGCTGATATAGCAGCCCTGAGCGCCGTCGATCCGGTAACCGGCGCCGGAGGCGCCCTGGCCGTTGGAATCGGCGATGCATCCGGTTAGGGTGGCGTATTTGGTGGTGAATAAAACGAATCCGTGACGCTTATTATCCTGCGCCTCGCAGCCGGTAAGCTCTTGCCGCATCCCCGAGGTGAGGTAGTACCCGTCGCCCTTGCTGGAATCGAGGCGCCCGGAAAACCATGATTTGCAGTTGTTGTAACGACTGTTCGGTGATTCCAAATAGAAGCCCTGTTCGCCGGATTGGCCGGAGACGCAGCGATCCCAGAAGCTGTCGGGGGTGATGGCATAGAAGCCGTACCGGTCGCAGGCGTAGGCGAACACGTTAGAGACGTGGTTTTCGCCGCCGAGAGTGTCGCCGTCCAGACGCAGACCGTCTTGCTTGCAGTTCTGAATAAGCAGATTGTCAATGAAATGGTGCGGGTTCAATAACCCCGATGCAAAGGCGCCGTTCGTGTTGGAGTCGTTGATGATGTAGACGCCATGACCAGCGGTCTGGCTGGCTTTACTGCCATCAATGTAGATATTGCGCAGTCCAATCTGTTCCTGCCGCGCATTATACAGCTCAATCACATTGCCATTAGTGTTGTCACTCAACTTCAAAGAAATGTTCTCTAAAGAAACGTAGGAACGCATCCTTAATGTGGTCACAGAGAACACGCGCGTTCCGCGGCCGCCTGGCCCAATCACACGGCCGCCGCCGGCCGCATTCGCTGCATCAATTCGAGCCTGAATGTTCGCCGTATCGATGGAGGCAACACCGGTAGGCGCAGGGACGGCAAAGGCAGCATCATCGGTTGGGTCAACATTGAGTGAGCCTGACGCGACCACCCACGCGCCATTGGCCATTAGCCAGATAGCGACAGTACTCGAAACAACAACAATGTCACCGGTCTCGAGGTTGCGCAGTGTGACCATTGACCCCCCTCAGAGGCGGTAGAGCGTCGGACGGTGGACACGGAGGTAATAGTTACTCGAGCGGCCCCAACGTTTCGAGGAGTCCATGCCGAGCGAGGCGCCCGAGCGCCTCGAGCAGGTCTCGACACGTATACCCGTTGGCAGTGTGAAGCTGGCGCGGCCCTGCAGCCGGTTGAAAATCTGCGTGTCGAGCCTGCGGCAGGGGAACGGGTTAGCGTTCTCCCACCTGGTGATGACCTGCAGGCCGATGACGTCGCTGCCGTAGGCGGGATGTTCGTCAACGCTGTACGTGGTCAGCTGAATCACTCGGCTGGCGGTGTCGGGGGTGCCCTCGAGGTAAATGCCCGTCTCGCTGACGGCATAGCCGGCGGTCGGTCGGTAGGTACCGACCCCCTCGACCTGCAGCAGCTGAGCAAACCCCTCGAGCAGATCCTGATCGAAATCGTCAAGATTCATGAACCCCACGCCTGTCGGATCTTGGCGGCGACCTCATCGAGCAGCGAGGCGCGCAATTCGTTGAATGCACCCTCGAGATATTTGGCGTGGCCGTCGGGGTGGTGCCTGCTCATGTCCTCGTGCACCTCGACGGCGTAGGAGGTGTCATAGCTGACCACGGCCTCGAGCGCCTGGCGGTCGGTGCTGACGCGGCGAGATCCACGCAGCCGGCCGGTCTGCACCGGCACGTCGGCATCGGAACGCTCGCCCACCCGCTCAGCGGCCTGCTGCAGGCCCTCAGCGGCGGCGCTGCGTGTCTCGGAGCGTATGGGCCCTACGTCGAGGTGCCCTGTCCAGCCGTCGGCCATAGCGAGCCTCCTGTCAACGCAGTGTGACCTCGAGATGCGCCAGGCCGGTGATGCCGCCGTCATCTCGCGGCCTGGCGCTGAGCACGTATGTCTGCGTACTGTCGGGCAGCGTCACCCTCGAGTCGGGAACAAAAACGCCAACAGCGTCGAGGTCGGTGAGGAACGTGGCCTCGGACACCACCTCGGCGCCGTCTCGAGCTCGCACAATCTGGCGGTTGTAATCGAGAAACCCAGCGACGCGCACCGGCGCGGCGTACAGGTCGCCGAGGCCACTCTCAGCGGTCTGCGTTTCGACGGTGACGCTGTGCACGCGGAATTGTGGAGGCAGCGCCATCGTGCCCCCTTCTTTGGTTTTGGTGCCAGACCGCGCGCCCGCCGTTGTCTGGCTCTCCCGATCCACGCTGTGCGAGTACGTCCGCATGACTGACTACCGGGCAGGTGGGGGAGAAATCTAATTAGGCCATTGCAACCGGACTGAGCCGCATCTCGCTGACCAGCGGTGGCAGCGCGGGGTGCGGTGCGCACATCCGAACGTCCTGCACGGTGGTGTACGCCGCTCGCCAGCGAGTGAGCACGGCGTGCCCCTGCTCCTCGAGGAACGCATACCCCTGGTGCTTGCCGTCGTCAGGGATGTCATCGGCGAGCTCACCATTGTGCGTCAACACCAACCCCGCGCCACGCATCGCAATTTTGCGGGTGAACAACTCACGCATCTGCACAATCTCGATGCGGGGGTCTTGCACCAGGAACACCGGGATGACGCCGAGGCCGGCGCCCTGGCTGGCCAGAATCGAGACGGCCGAACGCATGCGCCGGCGCAGCTTGGGGTGGGTGGCGTAGAACACCAGCAGCGCACCCTCATCAATGACCAGCGGCAGCAGCGGGTACTTAAGCGACGGCCGAAACTCCTCGAAACCACTGCCGAGCTCCTCGGCCCTGAACCGCAGGAACTTGACCCAGGTCTCGAGCTCGAGAGTGATCGGCTCCTCAAACATCGTGACATCGCCACCAGCTGCGCCGGCGATGTAGCGATCGAACAGATGCGCGGCCGCGGCGAGAGTGGCGTCACCCTTGGGGTTGATTCCGCCGGCGCGGATGAGGCCCTGACCGATGCCCGGTGACATGGCACGCACCAGGGTGCGCACCAGCGACGTTTTGCCCGATTGGGTGGCGCCGGCGATCATGGTCGGCGCGTTGAGCTTGAACCGAAACGGCGACGGCTCCCAGGTTGGCGAGTCGCCCCTGAGGCCGAGCTCAAACCCCTCGGCCGGGAACGGGTCGGCGTCGTCGAGCTCGGGTGGTGGTACCGACTTGACCAGCACGTCGCGGGTCGAGATCTGTATGCGCACCTCTTGCGGCCGGTAGGCCAGCGATTCGTGCGGCCCGATCGGCAGCCGTCTTTGAATCGGGCCCTGCACATTGGGCATTGGCTTGACCTGGCAGATGAACCCACCGAACGTCGGGCCCAGCACCGAGGCCTGCTCGGCGTAACGCGGCACCTTGTGCCCGTCGGGCATCCGCACCCTAAGGGTGTCGACGCCAGACCTCGCCGAGGAGCTCACACTCAGCAGCACCGGCGGCGCCTCGTGCTCGGTGATGATGCCGCATTTCAGCATTGCCCGCTTCCACTTGCGGCGATACACGGCGAGGCCGCGGATGAATCCGCGTATCCGAAAGCTGACCGCCTCGTGATAGCTGGCCGGCGATCGCCAACGCCACACACCGAGGCCAGCGACGCCGACGCCGGTGATGCCGGCAAGCAGCAACGGGCTGGCGATGAGGCCGGTGATGATGATGGCCAGCGCGGCCGCGGTGATCGGGTGTGCGCTGAGGATGCGGAATCCTCGACCGAAGCGACGCAGCGCCCAGAATGCAAGGGTTGCGAACACGCCAACCTTGACGTGCTCCGCTCGGATGAGCGCGGCGTGGTCTCCTGGCAGACGGGGCATGACTTACGCGATCTGCGGCAGCCTGTAGTCGTTAAGCGCGGCGAAGGATGGTTCGCGGTAACTCACGTTGACCGTGCCGACGGTGGCCTGCGAGATCGGCGGCGACACCGGGCCCGACTTGGCCAGCTGGCGGACGAACTCAACGACATCGGGCGGACAGACCGTATAGCCGTGGGTGAAGTTGATAAGCACGGTGCGGCTGGCCCGTGAGGCGGTGCTCCATACGCGGCCGCGCTCGAACTTGATATCGGCGACCACGAGGCCAGTGTCGATGTCGGTGACCGAGGCGACCGCGGTGATCTTGAGGCTGTTGAGCCGCCACCTGCCATTGGCGCCGTCCACCTCAACGGTTTCGGCGAATGCCGGCGCCAGGTGCCAATCGCAATATGAGCGCACACGAGAGATTGCCGCCTCGACGTCGGTGGGGTTGACGTCGGTCAGCGACATCGGGTCGAGGAGTGCTGGCCAATTGGGATTAGGCACCTGGCGCCGCCGCCCTTACTTCTTGCTGCCGTCGGCGAGGTTGATCTCGACGCCGACGCCGCCGCTGGTGTCAGCCGCCCTGAGCTCGGTGATGAGGTGGGCCCGCTCGAAATCCTCATCGAGCGCGACGTCGCGCCTCTTGGCGAGCTCGCGCAGCTTCTCGAGGGGTACCACGTCATAGGACGCGTACACGTTGCCCTCGGGCTGCTCGACCGCGCGGCCGCGCTCGATGGCCTTGATGTCAGCGTCACGCAGCTGCTTGATCAGTTGCGCCTTTTCGACGTCTCGGTTGATCTCGACGCCGCGCTCACTGACCAGCGAGCGGAGCTCGTCGAGCTCCGCCGTGCCGTAGTCGGGGAACGGGTCGAGGTGAGCGTCGACCTCACGCCGCTCGGGTGCGCTGTCGGCGCGCGGCCCTGGCTGGTCGGTGCCGACGGTCTGCTCGACTTCCTGCTCGGCCGCGACCTCTGCGGTGCGATCCTCGGCGGCCTTCTTGTCAGCCTGGCCCTGGCCCTTGCCGTCAGTCATCGTGGTGCTCTCCTTGGTTGTGTTCGGTGGGCCCCACCGTTTCCCGCCCTAAGACGGTGGCGGACCCATGTCGATATCTCCCCCGTGCCTTGCGCTGCGCCCCGTGGTCGCAGTGAGGGGTATAGCGGGGTTACTTGTCTTTGCTGCCGGCCTTGAGTTGCTTGTCGCTGGTTGCGCGCCGCATCTTGGCGGCGAGGCCAAGCTTGCGCGCCTCGTCGTCGCCGACCTCATCGCCGTCGGGGTAGGCCAGGAACGCGGCCCGCTCATCCCCCTCGGGTACGAGCTCCTCCTTGTTGTTGGTCCAGTACCAACGGCCCTTGATAATCACACCGTGTCGATTCGGACCCAGGCGCCGGCCTGGCGCTCGTACAGGAAGCCCGTTAGCACGTTCTGGGCGAACATGCCATTAGCGAGCTCGCCGGCTTGCAGGCCGACGTTGGCATCGGTGGGTACAGCCTCAACGGCGTACACGTTCCCGGCCCTGATGCCGGGATTAGTGACGCCGGCGGTCGTCGGTGGGTTGATTCGCCCACCCGCCACAATTGGCATTTCTTGGTTCCTTTCCTAGGGTCGAGCCCTGAGATAAATCTTGCTTTTAGTCGCATCGGCGACCGTCTGCACCGTCTTCCATCGGATGAATGGCGAGAGCACAGTAAACGGCGTACCGGAGGTCGGCGCACCGTAGACGGCATCGGTGTCGACATTGACCCCGTCGAATGACCCCTCGATCGAATGCACCGAGGTGCCGCCGGCGAACGCAAACCACGGCACTACCTGAGAGTGGCCCGAGCAATCCAACCACGGCGACACCAGCGGAGACGCCGCAACAGTCAGCACGGGGCCGGCCTGACCCCAAGGCAGCTGTGCCATATCTACCCCTCTCGATGTGTCCCTGCCCCGGGGAACAGTAAGAGGCAGGGACACACACCATTTGATCAGATCAGAGGCCGGTAACGGTGCAGAATGCAGCCGGCCGGTACCACACGAGTGCGGCGCGGATGTCGGCCCGCACCGCGAGCTTGCCCTCAACGAAAAACGTGCTGTGAGAGTTGCTCACCTGCACGTCGATGCCGGAACGCACCGAGAGCTCGGCGAAGTTGGCAAAGTCGCCAACGACACCGGTGCCGGCGGTCGCAGCCTGCGCCTGAGCCACCCGCAGACCCCACACACGCTCGGGCCCTGCCTCTGAGGGGTTGCCCCAGATGTAGATGCCGTCAGCGGTGCGCAGCAACCGGATGTTCTGCCAGTCGAGAGGGTTGAGCAGTACAGCGTTGGCCGCTGCCTGCCCCGTGGTGTTGACCTTGACGATCGCCTTGTAGATGGCGTCGGGCCCGGGGTCGGTGCCCTTGGCTTGGGTCTGAATACCGGCGACGTTGAGGATGCCTCGCAGGTTGGGCGCGGTGCCGTTGCCGGCGATGATCTGCAGGTCGAGACGCTGCCGGATCATGAACGCGAGACGGTTCTCGATGATGCCCCGCATGCGCGCAACGTCATCAAGCTGCTCATCGGTGACCGGAATGAATGTCGGGATCTTTTGCACCGGGCTGAGCTTCTCGGTGAACGCCAGCGCCGACTCGGGGTACGTACCACCCTCAGCGGTTTCTGCCGCTGAGTTGGTGAAGGTGGTCTCTTCCATGTACTTGACAGCGGCCTGCGCGGTCGTTGTCTGCGGCAGCAGGTCGGCCACCTGAATCGGCCGCGTGGCGAACTCGATGAACCGGTCGTTGCGCAGCACCTCGGGCGCCCAGCCGGCCGTGGTGGTGAGCAGCGTCTTGAGCTCATAGTCAAGGTGCACCTCGGGCCCGATGCTGCCGCGCCGATCGGTGAGCGCCTTGGATGCAACGAACATCTCGCCGATGGTCTTGCGCGGTGCCTGCGGGATGCCGTAGCCGCCCTCGAACGCACCGAGGCCACCCGAGCGCTTGGTATCAGGCTCACCTGAGCCGTCAGAGCCGAGGTCGCCGGCCATCTTGGCCCGATCGGCGGCCTGCTGCACGGCCGTCAGGTCGCCGACCTGCTTGCCGAGATCGCTGAGCTCATCGTTGCGAATCTTGATCTGGTGGGCGCGCTGGTAGGTGTCGCCGCTCAGCAGGGTGGTGCTCACCTTGCTGAGATCCATGGCCTCGCCGGCCTGGTCGAAAATCTCGCCGATCTCGCGCTGCTTGAGCGCGAGCTTGCCCTGTGCCTCTTCTAGCGCGGGAAACGCCATTGTCATACTCCTGTCTGTGCCAGCTGTTGCTGTATTTGGATGAACCGCGCGAGCTCTCGCGCAGCGTCGACCTGCGGGGTGTCGAGGTGAGAGCGCAGCGCCTTCTGGTTGTCGAGCGACCACTCGAGCGCCAGTGCACTGAATGCGGCGTGCGTCTTACCCTTGCTGCGGCGCAGTGCCAAGACACCGCTCGACCGCTCGACCATTTCCTGCTCAGCTGCCAAGACAGCGACCAGCTGGTCGGAGAACTTGAGACTTTCGCCCTTGCCCGAAGTCAGATCGCTCGGTGTGATCTCAGCCTCGAACACGTGGGCAGCAAGATGGTTATACACCCCGCGCCGGTCGCCGTCGGGAATCCCGGGCCCCGTCGCGGTGGCGTAATTCAACTTGGCAATGCCGGCGAGGCAGGCGCGGATGTTCGCCGGCCCGCCAGGCCCATCGTGGTGCGGGTACGCATATGAGCCCTTGACCTCGGGGTCGCCGGTCGGGTCGACCCACGCGTACATCGAGCGCAGGTCGAGAATGGTGGGCTGCTCGCCGAGCTTGGCCTCAGCGTCGCGCAGCAGCCAGGCCTTGAGCGAGGTGAGGGTTTCGTGTGGCCGGATCGCGGAACGGTACTCGGACATGGCGCGCACCCTTTCGATTGCGTCAGCGGGGTCGAGCTCGGCGCCATCCTTGAGGCCCTTGACCGACAATGTGTGGGTGTTGAGGCCGGCGCCGCGGATCACCGGCGAGGCCTCGAACACATCGACGGCCTTGAGGAACTGCACCCGCTCGCCGTCAAACGTGCCGGGCTCAGAGTCGATGACCTTGTATCCGTACGACCACTCCTGCGAGGTGCCCATCTGCTTGACCACCTCGAAGGCGCTGCGCGCCTCGGGCAGGTTCTCGATCCAAAACTTGCCGTCGAGGATCGCTGCGCCGGACGCGACGCGGATCTTGCCCTTGCCCACGGGCAGCGAAGCGCCATACATGCTCGAGTGGTTATATGAGGAGATCACCACCTCAGCACCAGGGGTGAACGTTTCCTCGGTGGCAACGTCGCCGTCGTGATCCTTGACGTTGAGCGTGGCAATAACTGCGGAGACCTCGCCCTTGTCGGCGCTCTTGATCTCAACGCCGTGCTGCAGCTTCGACCGTGTTGCCATTTCTCCCGCTTCCGTTCTGAGGTGAATTGTTTGACCCGCTCGGCGCACCGGCCGGGGGTTGATTGGTTTGCCCTGGCGGTTGCAGCTGCACCGGCAATAGGCCCGAGTGCGCATTTTTCAGATTGGCAAGATCGCCGGTCGTGACGTATTCGACGGCCGCATTCCAATCCCAGCCAGCCTCGACCAGCGCCTTGAGTGTTTGCGCATCCTGGTTTTTGATTGCGGCGTCGTCCTTAGCGTCCTCACGCAGGAACGGGACATCGCGGGGGTCGTACCACAGGCGCTGATTTTGCTGCGGAGGCGTGAACAGCGTCTCGAGCGCCGGCCCGGCCATTGACCAGAGGTCTCTGATCGTGGTGTCAACGAACAGCCGGCGCGCTGCGCCAAAGTTGCCCTGGTTGAGCGTCGACCCCTCGAGGCCCTCGGAGATGCCGAGGATGGCCGCGGGTACGCCGGCGGCCAGTGCGATGCGTGTTTCGCCGGCGCCTTGGGTGTGTTTGAGGTCGAGCTGCTGAAAATCGGCGCTCATCGGGATCGGGTCGGCGCCGGCAATGTGAAAGGTCTTGTAATGGTTATCGACGCCGGCATACTCCTCGTCGTACAGCTTCTTGTACTCACGCAGCAGCTGCGCCGAGGTGTTCGGCGGGTACTTGATCGCCATGGCGTGCACGGCGCCGTTGGCGAAGAAATTGAGCTTGTGCTGCGTGGCGGCCTTATCGGCCAGGATTTCAAGCAGCACCGGGGTAAGCCATGACATGCCGCGGAATCTCGAGATCAGATCGGGCACCGGTGAGTAGTGGCAGACCTCCTCGGGCAGCAGCGTGAGCGGCTCGCGGTTGCGCGGGGTGCGGTACAGGTAGCTGATTATGCGGGCGCGGGGGTCGTACACGTCCGCGTCTGACTCCTTGGGCACCCCGATGACGATGGTGATCCAATCGGGTCGCAGCCTCGAGATGCGCGCGGTGGCGCTGCCCTTGGCGGCGCGACCGATCTTGCCCCGCTCATCGACCAAAGTGGCGTAGAAGTTGCCGGCGGCAGTGACGTCGCCCTCCATACGGCCGAGGAGCTCGGGCAGTGAGCCGTTAGGCCACGGCTTGCGCAGCACGTCGAGAGCAGCGGTTGAGGAGAGCTTGCCGCCGCGGCCGCTCTCCATGGTCTGCCACATGAAATTCGCTTGAGCGAACACCTGGCGCCGGCGCTCCTTGGCGCCGAAAATGATCGGATTCTCACCGATCGCCTGCAGCACGTAGCTGACGAAATCGTGATCGATGCTCTCGGTGTCGCCCAGCGACGGGCCGGCGCCGAACATCGCAAAGCGCAGCGCATCCTGCTCCCAGATGGTCGGGTTGCCACCCCACGACTTAGCCGCCGGCCGGCGGTTGGTCTTGACCTTCTCGAGCAGTTTGGGCACTAGATGCCGCCCCGCTGCCGCGCGTCAATCCAGCCGGCGCGTACGGCGCCCATGGCCCAGTTAAACGGCAGCGATACCCAGCCGAGCAGCAATCCGAACACGTACAGCAGGCCGGCGAGCGCGAGCAAAGTGATCTCGACAGGCAGTGAGTGCGTACGCCTCGGCGCGATCGCTCGGGGGTTGACAGAATCCTGTACGGCTGGCGGCCGCGGGCCCTCCACCTGCGGCCGTGGTTGGGGGTATAGCTCGCTCACAGTCATGGGAAACCCCCTAAGCAGAGAATGCGAACGCTGGCTTATAGGTCGGCACCGACTCAAGCAGCCACAGCGCGCCGGTGGCGGCGCTGATCATGGTCAGATCACTGGTGGATTTCTCCCAATCCCAGACCCAGCCGCCGCCGACAGTCTTGCGACGCTCCGCGCCGGCGAGTGATTCCTCGGCGCTCTGGTTGGGCGAGTGGGTGAACCTAAACAGATTGGCCAGTCGCTGCAGGTGCGCGCAGGCTGCGACGGTCTCAGGGACACCGAGCAGCTTGAGCTCGACGTTGAACGTGGCGAACTGCGGCGACCAGGCGCGAGTTTGGCCGGCGTTGAATGCGCCCCACGGCGCCAGGGGGTGAGTCTCGGCGAGCTCCTTGGCTCGAGCGACCAGGCCGTCAGGTGCGCCGGCGTAGGCGTACTCGACATGTGGCCGGCCATCGTAGCCGCCGGCCACAGCGATCGCTGCAGAGGTTTGATCCTCACCGACAACGACGAAAAACGCCGGCCCCTGGTCAGGCACGGGATCGGGCCAGGTCTCACCGGCCTCGGGGTCGGGGTGAATGTCTTTCGAGGTCGCCGCCCACGCCTCGAGGCTGATAGGCATGCTGCGCAGCTGGCGCACCCGCTGGCACAGCACCTCGGTGCGGTAGCCGGCCTCGACCGCGCCGCCCTTAAGTGCCGCTCGCTTGGCGTCGCCGACCAGGTTGAGCCAGTTGACGCCGCCCTTTTCACCCATCGAGGGGTTTGACTGCGCGGCCTGCTCGACGTCGAGGAGGTCGCAGCCTGGCTCGGCCGAGTATGAGAACAAACCGAGGCGCAGGTCGCCTTGGCCCTGCGCGATGAACAGCAGCGCGTCATCGTGCAGATCGTGCAGCACGACGGCACGGTCATCGCCCTCATTGGTGATCGCCCACGCTTGCCCGTCATCCACAGCATTCATGGCGTTTTTCGCCGCATCGTGTGCCGAGTAGTCGTGGTGCTGCCTGAGCTCATCCTCGATGAGGCGATGGATGGTCAGCGAGCGACCGCCCTCCTCGTTGCTCGCCGCGATCTTGTACACCGACTCATCCTCAGCGTCGGCATCCCAGACGGCCTTGAGCTCCTCCTTGCCGTTCTCCTTGCGCACGGCGACGTTGCCGCGGAGGTCTGCGGTGGCCCGCGCGAGCTTGATGGCTTTTTTCCATGAGATGCGCGAGTAATCGAGCTTGGTTGAGGTGCCGAGCACCATGGGCACCTGCTGCACCCACAACCAGAAGAGGCTGAGGATGACGCAGAGCTCTGTTTTGCCGTTCTGCCGGCCGACCAGCACGAGCACCTGGCGGAACCGCGGCCAGTCGTTGGACAGCAATTCCATGGCGTGGATGACCAGCCAGCGCTGCCAGCGGAACAATGGCCGGCCGAGGATGTCTCGAGCGAACTCCTCGACGGCAAAACCGAGGGTGTTGGTGTCATCCAGCGCGCAGCCGCACCCGCACGGGCCGGGTGGGCCCTGCACGAGCGGCGCGGTGAAAACTCTAGGTGCTGTCTTCCCCAGTACCTGCTGCGCCAGGTCGAACGCCAGGTGTTCGTTTGCGGAGGCCATCGAGTCGACTACCCCCCTCGCTGCCCTTGCCGAATGACTTTCGAGCCATCGATGAGCCGCCGAGCTCTCGAATTACCCCCTGCAGCTGCGGGCCCAGCCAGCCGACCATGCGGTCGACCTCACATTTGGCCTCAAGGCGCTCAAGGCGCTTGCGGAATAGGTCGCGCTCGTCGCCCATGCGGTGAGCCTCGCGCCACAGCTGCTCGAGCTCCTCGGCGCGCTCGACGGCCTCCTCGATCTGCTGCGCATAGCGCTTGGCCAGCGCGATCATGGCGTTGTCTGCGGTGGTGTTCCATTGCATGGCGGCGAGCGCCTCGGCGAGCGCATCACGCAGATCTGGCGGCGCCGGCCGCTTGCTGTCCGGTACGGCGGCGAGGCCGCGCTTACGTGTGACCACTCCATCCCCTCACGTGATCGGCGATCTCGAGCAGGCCGACAATGACCCGCTCGGCGAGGCCGGCCTTGCGCAGCACCATGAGCTCGAGCACTTTGCGCGCGACCTGCATGGCGGTCATCGAGAGCACGTGATGCACCCCGATGCCGATACGTACGACAGCCGCAGCGCTGAGAGCGCCGATTAGGAGCGCCACAGCCGCATAGGCGAGGCGCCTACGCGACATCCTCGGCCTCGGCGCGCAGCACGCTCACCTGTATGGCTTCGGTGATGACAACGAAATCAAGACCGGGCAGGTAGGTCTGCACAACGCTGCGGAATGCGTACAGCTGCGGCAATGGCGTGTGACTTGGCAACGTGAAAATCACCCTGTCGCCGACCTTGATGGGCACAATCTGCTCGAGGTCGGTGAGCAGCTGCGCCGCGGCGAGCTCCTCGGATGTCAGGTCGCGGTTGACGGTGGTGCTCATTGGGGTGCCTCCTGGCCGGTGGTCAGCTGGTGGCAAAACCAGCACTCGCCGCCGACGTTAAGGGGCAGGTCGTCGCGGCCGCATGAGCGACACGCGCCCGGGCCAGGTTGCTCGAGCAGCGGCGTGAGCCGCGGCCGCCTCAGCTGCAGCGCCAGATGCACCAGACCGTACGCGCCGAGCAGCGACCAGATCACGATGACGCCGGCGCCGAGCAGTGCGAACACCAAAGCCAGCATTAGCCACCTGGTGGGGAGTCGACCCACACGATGCGCGTCGCGCCGTTGTGCCCGTGCAGAGCGATAGCTGACTCAAGATCATCATGCACCTGCGTGGTCGGCTTTACGCCGCGCTTGGCGTGGGCATTGTCGACAGCACACCACCGCATCACGACGGTGCCATCGGGGAACTGCACGCCGTCAGCAACGACACCGGTGCCTGATATGCCGGTGATGTCGACGTCGCGCACCAACCAGAACACGCGACCACGTAGCCAGCGCTCGGCCTCTGCGTCGCGCCGGCGCTCGGCCTCGGCATCGGTGAATACGTCGGGGTCCATGATCATTCTCCTTGGCTAGATGATCTTGCTATCATGATCAACATCGATGGGGGGTACTGGTCGCTGCCGGCGGGTCGGGTGAAGTCCGGGGAGAGAGAGACGCGGTGA